AATGAAAAATTAGATAAGATTTTAAGTTTACTAGAAAAGAAAGGAAAAAAGAAATGATAGTATTTGATAATGATGCTTTTAAAAAAGTGGTACTAGACTTAACTAGTAAAAGTATAACAGAAGAAGATATGCAATTAGTTATATTAAGTTATATAATATATGCAAATAATAGTGAAATTAACGAGCTGTCCGAATATCCGGACGTATTATCAAGACTGTAGGAGGTATATTGATGAATGCACAAACAAAAACAAAAAAGGTTTATGAACCTATTCCGGCAGGAGAATATTTGGCGAAAGCCGGACGTTTTACTGAGAAGGCTACAAAAGCCGGAAATGGATCTTATGTCACAGGGACATTTGAAATCTTAGAGGGAGATCATGCCGGAAGGTTGGTTTTTCAAAATTTTATGTTATCCCATCCGAACCCTAAATCGGTAGAGATTGGAAACGAACAATTAAGTAAGTTTTTAAAATCAGTTGGTCAAGGAGGAGGTTTCGATGCCTTGGGTAATGATGTAACAGCTCTAGAGGATTATGTAAATAGGGCTTGTGTTATTTCTGTAGGTATCAAAGAGGGTACTAATGGGTACAGAGATTCTAATATGATTAGTAAATGGGCGACTAGATAAAGGTTAGTTAATGAAATACGGAAGTAGAGAAATAGATATTAATGTATGGAACGGTGAAAAGTTAGGCTACTATATAGCAATTGATACGGAGACCGAATATATTAAGGATGTAGAAATACCTGAGATAATTACATGTCAAGTATATTCTGGAAAGCATGCTTATTATATTCCAATAGACCGTATAAAAGAGTTCATTGATCTACATGATAAATCTATTTTCGTATTTGCTAACGCACCTTTTGACTTAGATGTCTTAAATAAATGTTGTAACTGGGATTACTTTCCTAAAGTTGACGAGGGAGGAGTATTTGATATACAGATAATGTATAGACTACATAAACTTGCAACTACAGGAGTAATCCCTTTTAAATACAATTTGAATTTATTATCAAAAGAATTTTTATATCTTGAATTAGATAAGAATGAAGATATAAGATGTAATTTTGCACAATTTAAAGATAAACCTATAGCACACATACCAAATGATTTTTTAGAGTATGGGGCAATGGATGTTGTAGCTACATATGATATATTTACTATATTATTAGGGAAAATAAAGGAGAAATTTCCTGCATCAAATGTATTAGGTCATATGTACCAGATTAAAGGATCAATTGCTTTACACCATATCAGAAGGAACGGGATAGGATTTAATTTAGAAAAAGCAAAATCATTTTTAGATAGTGTACAAAGAGAAATGAAAGATTTATCAGAAATCCTAGCTACGTATGGTTGGGTAAGAGGGGAAAAAGGAGGAAAGAAAAGATTCAATAGAATTATTGATCGAGCAGGTATTAAATTACCGAAAACCGAATCTGGTGATTATTCATCTAAAGAGAAAGATTTAATTAAATATAGAGACCATTATTTTATTTTCTCTTACTTAAGATATATCACTTTAGAGAAAAGAACCACATTCATAAGAAACATTACTACATCTAGAGTACATCCTAGATATAATTTATTAATGAATACAGGGAGGACGAGTTGTAGTTCTCCTAATTTTCAACAGTTACCTAGAGAAGGAAGTATTAGATCTATGTTTTGTGCCGATGAAGGCAAGACTTTTTTAATAACGGATTATTCTGCAATTGAATTAGGTACTCTAGCACAAGTCTTATATAGTAGATATGGTGCAAATGAGATGCAAAAAAGGATCAATGCAGGTGAAGATTTACATAAATATTATGCTTCGGTATTATATAACATACCAGTTGAAGAGGTAACTAAAGGACAGAGACAATCTGCTAAGGCAGCAAATTTCGGGTTTCCCGGAGGGTTAGGAATACATACATTTATTGAGTTTGCCGAAGGATATGGCTTAAAACTAACTGAAGATGTTGCTCAAAATATGAAGAATCAATGGTTTAATGCTTTTCCTGTAATGAGAAAATACTTACAAGGAGAAGAAGGTTTCGTAGAAACACTAACAAAAAGAATGAGAGCTAATACTACTTACTGTCAAGAGAAGAATACACCTTTTCAAGGACTGGCAGCAGATGGGGCAAAAATCGCACTCTATGACTTAATTAAGGTAGGTTATAAAGTTGTAGGTTTTGTTCATGATGAAATTATTACAGAGGTAGATACGAATAAAGCAGAAGAACTTTTAGATTTACAAGAGCATATAATGGTCGCATCTATGAAGAGTGTAGTTCCCGATGTAGATGTTGCTGTAGAATCAACTATAAGTAAGGAGTATTGTAAATGATTTTTTGTAAACTATTACAGTGGAGAATAAAGAGAGGCTTAGATAAGGTAAAGTATGATAAAGCAAAACAGGCAGGAAATATTGCAGAAGAATTATCAGAACTATTACTAGCTACTACCGAAGAACAGGAAATAGATGCTTTTGCTGATCTGATAATATACTCTATAAATGCTATAGAAATAGCAGGATACAATTCTAGAGAAGTATTGGAAGAGGTTATACAGGAAATAGAATCTAGGGAAGGAATTGTTATAGATGGGAAATTTCAAAAATCATCTGTAGCTAAATTATATAAGGCTAAAATAAAGGAGTGTAAAAGATGTCAACAATAGCCAATAATATTATGACAAAATTTGATGTGCAAGATGTAGTTATTGTATTACGTCCCGGAACATATGCAAATACTGCAGGAGTTGTAACTGAAATTATTCAAATAGGATGGATTACAGGACAGCCCATTATGTATAGAGTCGAGATGTTAGATGGTAATATAATAACTGTAGACGAAAATGATTTAATGGATTTTGAAACTTGGTTAGATGATCAGGATGAAATAGATGCTTTAAATGAATTAAATGTTGATTTTGGAGATGAGGATAAGAAATGTGAATGCGGTAGTGAGAAAGTAAACTCTAATAGACATTCATCTTGGTGTCCGAAATATGACTCTTAAAGAATTGATTGACTTATTTAGACAGGGTGAAGAACCAAATTTTATTAAATTTTTAGACAAAATAGAGGATGAATATGGCGAAAAAAAATCCCCCTACACCAATAGACTCAAGAGACAGGGCAATAGATCAACTGATTGACGATAAAAATAGGATCTATAAAGAGTTAAAAAAAGCAGAAGAGCATATAAGAAACTTAAAAGCACAAAAAAGATTATTAAAATCAAGGATTAAATTTTTACAGGAGAAGTACAGTGACAGAGGAAAAAAAGTACATCACGAAAAAGATTACTGAGAGAGACATAGCAATAGCTACCAAATTTGCTGAAGAGCGTTATGAAAAGAGTAAAGTACACTATATGAGAAGAAGGCAATTCAATGAAACTAAGATTAAGTATGATATTATGATAGGAGCATTGGGCGAGATTGGGGCATATAAGATGCTTAAAAAAGACTATGGTATAGAGGTATGTAAGCCTGATTTTGAGGTCTATGAGGCTAAGAATAAGAGCTTTGATGCCGATCTGACGGATGATAAAGGACGGAAGTATCATTGTAAGTCGCAATCTATAGAATCATCTTCTAAGTATGGAAGATCTTATATATTACAATGGGGAGGCAAAGGTTATGGTCATACGGACAAGCTGTTTAGAAATACCGATAATAATGATTATCTCATACCTACTGAAGTGGATGTCGAAAAGAAGGAAGTGCGAATTTTTGGATGCTATAAGGTAAAGAAAATAATGGATGAAGGATATGTAAAACCACCTAAAGTTAAATGGTTAGAAGATACTAAACGTGCAATATACTTAAAAGACATAGAAAATATGCCTTATTATGAAAGATGGGGTAGACTGAATAAGTTTTCTGTGATATAGTGTTTACATGGATTATGAATAAGGGTAGTTCCCAAAGGATTAAAATCGCTGCCCAAGTCCATATATTTACATATATTATATATCATACACTATGTGAGCTATATGCTTTAAAATGTTATCTCGGAATTGATCTTATACCAAACTGGTCCTTATTTCACTAACTTATATATACCCTACTTTGACGTAAATGTATACTCTACTTATACGTTTGTATACCCATAAA